ACCGTGTGCCGTTGTATGACGTGTATGGCGACGTGGAGGTGGACATGCACCTCACCGGATGCGTGGGACAGCGCAAAGGGTATGTGCTGAACAAGAGTTTCCGCATCGTGGATCGAAAGGGGGTGGAGAACCCGGAACTGACGGCCATATTCGAGGCGCCCTGGTTCAAGACCTTCATGGACCTGGCACTGGACGCGCACTACTGGGGGCACTCGCTCATCCAGTTGGGAGATGTCATCTCCGTGGACGGGACACCCGCCTTCAGCGAGGTGCAGCTGGTACCGCGCCGCCACGTCATCCCCGAATACGGGGTCATCGTGGTACGTCAGCAGGAGGCATGGCAGAACGGCTATGACTACCGGCACAGCGAAATGGCGGACTGGACGGTGGAGGTGGGCGGCACGCACGACCTGGGGATGTACCTCAAATGTGCCCAGCATACCATTCCCAAGAAAAACGTATGCTCCTTCTGGGACATGTTTTCCGAAATATTCGGTATCCCCTTCCGGGTGGGAAAGACCACCAGCCGGGACTCCAAGGAGCTGGGACGTATCGAGAAGATGCTGGGCACGATGGGTGCAGCAGGCTGGGCGCTCTTTCCCGAAGGCACCGAGATAGAAATCAAGGAGTCCACCCGCGGGGATGCCTACAACGTCTTTGACAAACGCATAGACCGCGCCAACTCCGAACTGTCAAAGGGAGTGCTCACCGAAACCATGACTACGGAGAACGGCAGCAGCCTTTCGCAGAGCGAGGTGCATCTGGAGGTGCTGAAGAACCTTGTCAGCAAGGATGCCGACAACCTGCGGGACGTCATCAACTTCCAGCTTATCCCCAAAATGATAAAGCACGGTTTCCCCTTAAAGGGATACCGTTTCGACTGGTACGAGGGCATAGACTTCACACCCGAGCAGCAGATTGCCTATGAACGCCTGCTGCTGGAGAACTACGAGGTGGACCTGAAATATTTCATCAACAAGTACAATGTGCCCATTATCGGGAAAAAAGCGCCCGCACCGGTGGCTGTCCCGGCAGGCAAGGAAAATGGCAAGGGGGATGGGGAACAGAAGCTCTGTTTTTTCGACTGAGCCCTTCTGACTACGAAGGGCTGCACAGACGAGCCTTGCTGGCATATTACGGAAATGCACTGCCGCTGGCTGACAGTGGGGAAGATGAAGAAGAGGAAATAGATACTGCTGCCGTGGAGGCGTCTTTTGTCCTGCTGATGCGCTGGCTCCACCGGCAGCCGGAATTCACACCAGAGATGCTGGCGGACAAGGAGGTGCAGAAGTTCATACGCGACCATACCGATACGCTGGACCGTGCCGTGGATTATTCAGTCCGTCAACGCCCCATGGACGACATCAGCATAC